TAGAAGTTAAGTTTGGAGCATTAGCCTTTTCTGATGTATTGGCTACTGTAACCCAAACAAACCTACCTAATGCCGGATATTATGTAACTGATCCTTCTCCTATTGTTATTCTTACTCCTGCACCAAACATATATCTCCTCAAATCATCCTTTCTCAAGAAATGAGGAAGTGTTTGATTTACAACATCCCTAAAATTGATATTAAACAGGCTCATATACTAATGAAGGTAAGGTTACTTAGAGTTTTCCAATCAGTAGGGTTTAAATCCGGTTGTTGGCCTGTGTTATTAGTAAGTGCTTCATATACTTTACCATCAAACCTTACTTGATTTCCTATTACATAAGCAGTTAATATATTCCATAGTGCAGGAGTAAGAATAACAATAGGAGAAGGATCAGTTACATAATATCCGGCATTAGGTAGGTTTGTTTGGGTTACAGTAGCCAATACATCAGAAAAGGCTAATGCTCCAAACTTAACTTCTACTACATCAGCAATAGCATTAACAACACCTCGTGCAGCCTGTATAGCATCGGTTAAGTCTTGTACTCTGAATGTTGAATCAAATGGTAGCCCTTCTATATAGTCATCAATTGCTATTTGTACAGGGCTAGTAGCATCTTCTATTAATGTACCGTCTGCTTTTAATACTAATGGATCGAATTCTATAGTATAGGCTACTTTAAGTATATCCGGATCATCAGTAATTACAATAGTCTTAGTTCCTGCTATCTTGAATTGGTCTAAATAACCTTCAAATGCTGTTTTCTCTCCTGCAGTTAGCTTCTCTAACCCTCCTGCACCATCATCTTTAGCTACTTTTAGTGTAACTAACCCATTTACATCTCTAGCAGATGCTTGTTCAATGATTTTTTTAGCTATTGCTGCTGCAGAAGTAGTATCAAGGTATATGAACTGCCTTAAATCCTCATCAAATATGAGTTCATCACCATTCTGAAAGTCTTTTGCTTCCAATACATACCATTCTGTTACTCCTGGTGTAATCTCTTTTGCTCTTTTCTCTACATTAATTACGTGCTGGTCAAATAATTGCTCATGGGTGAATATTGCAAATGATACTACCCAATACCATAATCTCCAGATTGCTACCTTAGATGGAGTAGTTAAATCATCTAGAAATGTCTGAGAAGTATCCGGATTAGGTACTAAATCATCTAAACTAGAGAATGTTTCTTTCTCAGTTATGATTTCGTCAAATATCTGTTGTATAGTTCTAGAAGCCATTAGTTCAAAAACATCTTATCATCATAAAACTTAAAATATCTAAATCGTACCCAACCTGTTTCTAATTCTATTATTGAATCAACCTCAAAACAGTCATCATTAACAATATTGATATGCTTATAATCCTCTTCCACTATAAAACACCCTTATATAAAGCAGTTACTTTCTTCATTACACTAGTTGGTACAGTAGGTGGTTCTAATTCTACGTTAGGTTTCAATTCAACCTCAATACCCAATTCCTTTTCAATTATTTCCGGAGTAATATTAACATGAGGAAATAGCTTAGTAATAATATCTGCCTTATTCATAACTGTTAATACTTCCTCTGCTATCCATTTGAATTTAAAGCCTTCAGGTAATATTTTATGCGTTACCATTCTTGGAAGTAGGTCATTGTTAACAACGAACTTAACTTGCCTCATGAATGATATAACAAACTCCTGGAATAGTCTTTCTTGTACTTCTGCACTACCAACAAATGCTTTTGTATCAAATGTTCCTGATTGACCAGCAAAACATTTACTTATTTCCTCATTTGATAACTTAATTGGTTCTATAAATACCTTAGTAGCATCACCTTTAGCTGTTTCTGCAAAATCAATATCATCTTCCTTATCAAATACACCCCATGCAGCAGAACCCATGTTTTCTAACATAGTTTCCATATTCTTTCTTCGTTCCGGATCGGTTGTGTCTGTGTGACCTTTACGTATTGGCATTCCAAACAATTCTCCGAACTCCCACATCTCATTGAACAGATTCTTTTTACTTAAAGCATGAGGAGCAGCCTTATTGAATAATCCGAAATCATTCTTTTTACCTATGTATATATACCAATCTTTGAAAGGATCTTCTAAATATTTGAATCCTTGCATATCCTTTATAGATGGTAATAATGAATCCTTTTTAACTAAATCGAATTCAGGTACTACGTTTTCACGAGGTATCATTTCTATATTAGGAAATCCATCATCTACTATATCCCCTAATTGAACTAAACTAAATCCCCAAAACCGGCTTTCTACAATGAACTCTAAAAAGTCAAAGAACCATACCTTCTCAAGTAATGCTGTTTTTTCTTCATCTTGTTCACCATTAGAATCAATTATTGCAAATTGCTTGGCTTTTATCTTATTCTTGATAGTATTCAATATCCCTTCTATATGGCAATCAAGCTCTACATCTTTGAATACTCTAATTAGGTCTGTACGGTTTGGTACTGTAGTATTTTCTGCTGTTACTAAAGCATTTCTCCATCTACCTACATCCTCACGAGTTCTGAATAGTTGACGTTTAGCAATTGCTTGAGCAATCTTAGTCCTAGTTGGCTGTGATTTATCTAGATTGACAATGTTGCCAAGTACAATATTAGTTCCAGGTACTTTCCAACCCATTATTCTTCAGCTTTATTAATTGAGTAAATAATGATATTGTACCATCCAATTATCTTCTTTGCGTGGTGATCCTTGAACTTATCTTCATCAAAATCAGGACAAATGATTTCCATTATCATTTCTTTACTAACATCAGTAATATCACCTGTTGTTTTGCTATCAAAGTGCTCTTGAAGATTATCAAATGCTTCTTCTAATGTGATAGTATCCTGAATATTTGCGACAGTATAATTATCTTGATATATAACAGCTCCACCAAGTGCTTCAAGACTAGTTTGTTTTACCATTTTAAGTGCATCACCCATGAATGATCTCATTGGTAGCATTCCGGCTTTGTTTGGTTTAGCTCTTGGAGTAAATAACCCTTGTAGACCTTTTACACGGTATAGATGATTCAAATCAATGCTTTCAGATAACCATACAGCACCTTCTTTGTAAGGAGGTTTCTTGATTTCCTCTTTTACCTCAATACCAGCTTCTTCTAGCTTTTCTTGTACTGTTGGTTGTGCTTCGTCTGTACTCATATTATCCGTGCATTAAATATTTACCAATACTAAACTCTATATCCCCACATAAGTTACCTACAACAGTATCAGGAAGGTATCTACTACCTAGTACTATCATTAAGAACGGAATACCAATTATTAATAATACTCCAATTGCCAACATATAGTTTATTCGCTGGTACATTAGTAACTATGATGAAGTTTCGGATTACTACTAAATGTAGTTCGTTGCCCCTTCTGTTCATCAAAGAATATTGGAAGGTCTGGAGTTATCTTACCATCTCGTATCTTTTTAAGAATACCCCAAGCATCATCTCTTGCTTCTCCTCTTAAATCAGGTATTTGACGTGGATTAATTAGCTTGTGAAGCTCAAATACTGCTATGTTAATTAGTATCTTCTTGATTAACCTACTACGGTTATCACCCTTAATGAAAGCATTCGTTGCTGTAACACTCCACTCTTGTAAATCCGGTGTGAAGCCTATTATGCTCAAGTCACCACTCAATGAATTCTCTCTATCATCACCAAATGCAATAGGTATGTTAGTAGGGAATTGCTTTATTGACCTATCGAATTCTTCTAACCCTATTTGATGATTGTGATGGTGACCGTGATCGTTCTGACCATGATGATTAGATTGGCTTATATTCGGAAATCTTGCTCTATCCGGATTAAAATCTACTACTCCAATCTTATTAGATTGTGCTGTTCTATCTGCAGCACTATAATACATTTCTATCCTGGTATCCCTTCGTATGAAGAATATCTCTTTGGTCTTATCCCAACCTAATATCGTTTCGTGGTTGCCAGTGAAGTTATTAGTACTAAAGAGAAGTGCTGTATCAGGTAATACTGCTGTTACTATCTTATCAGCATGATAAAGTGAGAAGTTTTCAGTTATCTTATCCCATTTAGCCGGTGCAGTCTTAGGACTTTCATTTGCTGCTACTGCTTGATTAGCCTGAAATATATCATCGTTGAGTATTGTATCAAACTCCTGAGAAAAGCTAACTCGGTTAGGTGAAACAAACGTTTTGGTTCTATCATATGCTGTTTCTGAGTACTCTACTAGATCACCAATTTGAAATGTATCAGTAAGGTTAAAGGTTAGAATATCTGTGAAAATCTTACGCACATCATAGCGGTGTGCAATCATGGTAGATACCATTTCACGAGTGTTTTCCTCGTTTTCTAATCTTACTACATCAGGTGTGTGTGCTGTTGATTGAGATCCTTGAGCAAGGATATCATCTAGGTCTTGTTCACGAATTTCAGACAGGTAATCGCGTTTCCGCAAGAATGCCATAGTGTTTTTCACAAAGATAATTAACCCTTGTGCCTAAACTGGAAGTTACTAGGAATACTTATTAACGACTTACTGTTTATTGTTAATAAGGTCTGAGTTTTCGTGTATGTTGCCGATTATTTGAACTTCTTCATTTTGAATAAAGACTTGTGCATGACTATCAGGTATTATATTCATCATGAATCCACCATCTGCAAAAACTATCTCCCAATTTCCCTCTCTCCAATCTGCCTTAACTACATCCCCTTCATAAATATCTTTCCCCTTCTTATCCTTTAGGCCAGTGAATTGCATTAAAATAGGTTCTTCCCAATCTCCATTAGAGAGATTACGTCCACATATTAAAGTACCCTCATTTTCATCTATTATTAATGCCTCAGATGGGAGTTCATTTATCATTCCCCTTTCTAATGACCAAGCTCTAAATTTTATTTCTCTACTCATAACTTTCAAACTTCCTTAATGATTTTGGTTTCTTCTTTGCTATATGTAGTACGACAATCCTTAGAATTAACATATCCACCCTTTTCATGAGGATATACTATTACTGTGTTACCGGCTACTATAGCTTCGTAATCCTTTCCTTTTACTGTTTGACTGTGTTCCATTGTTATAGTTTTTACTTATTTATTCTATTATAAATATCATTCCAAAAGCCAAAACCTTGTATTGTCTCAATCCAAACAAATGCTTGATCTAGTCTATTCGTTGTCCAACTTAATTCACCAATATCATCATGTTCTTCAGGATAATCTTTTTCGAGTTGTAAGATGTACGCAATAGCTTTGGTTTTTATACTATTGGGTAATATAGCATCTTCAATTACTTTGTATATGTTGGAATGTTCGCTCATGGCTTCACCCTTTCTATTGCTTGTCTTAATCCTATTATACTATACCTTACTTCTTCATCAACTTCAGCTTGCTGTTTAGATATACCTCCATAATCATCTATATGATGAACTATATCATTACAAGCATCCAGTAAATCCGGTGCACCCTCAACGAACTTAATCAAAGCATCTGCCTCTTCTATAGTAAGAGGTTTGGTTACATTCTTATCATCTGTATGGCTTACGTTTACTGTGTAAAAGCCAGCTCCAAGGTCTTCTCTATGGGCTACTAGTTTCATTGTTCACAAAGTTTTATTGCTGCCTTTATAGCCTTTATTCTTATTGGTCTGTCGGTAATCCGCCACCAGACATCCCCCATTAATCGGTGTAAAGGTTTTTGGGCGTAAAATTCTGGGGCTATATCTTTTGCGTTAAAGTCCGAAAATTCATGCACGCACCCAAAAATCAATTTCTCCATTATTATGCAGACACACCCTCCTTGATAGTTTTCAAAATGCGAAAGCGTATCTTTATAAATCTTCTTCCGTTGTAACTTAGTAGCGTATTTCATTCCGGTTTTATTAAATCAATGGTTGTTACAAATCGTTCTGTATATGGTGTTTTTAATACTACTACTTTATTATCAATCTCAAGTATAGTACAATCTTCACCACCACACTTTACCGTTTGGCCTTCTCTGAAATCGGTCATTTTTCTACCTGATTAAGAACTATTTTTAAATATTTTGATGATTCTGGATAACCTTCATGATCCAATACTTTTTCCAATTCTTTAACGGCAAAAAGTAAATTATCGTAATTATTAACACAATGTACTATACGTTCTGCATTGGCTTCTGCTTGTTCTTTGCTTGGCGTTCCTGTATTATAGTGCATCTCGCAAATATGTGCGCCTCTGTAGTCTGCAAATGTCTTGAAGTTTGATTCTGTAACCTTGTCCGACCAAGGCGATACAACATTAATTGTGTTTTCGGTTGAATCATTTACTTTCCAAGGCGTAGCCGTATGTTTAGTTTTACTCATAACATTTCCTCCTGTTTAATTAGTTTTTCTACTGTATCGAATTGAGCCTGTAGCCTTGACCTATACATTTGGCCTTGTAGTGTTAATTTACCCTTTCGATCTAGTTCCTGGATACGGTAAGCATTGAACTCTTGAACGTTCTTATGCTTCTCCAGCATGGTTGCATCCTCAAAGGCTTTTAACCTAGTTGGTTCTTCTAGTAGTTTAGGCATTTTAAGATTGATTCATTAATTCACCATTTTCCCAAGTATATTCGACCTTCTCCCAATTACGTATCATACTAGGGTAGTTCTCTACGAAATAGCATATTTCATTTTTAATCTTATCATTAAAAAGATTATCAATACTTTGAATTAGATGTACGTAAGTGGATTTTTGTGCTAATGAATTTGCGTATCTAAACGCCTGATCTACGTCTGTAAACTTCTTTTGGATGTCTGATTTTTTTGATTCCATTTTATTCTAGTTTTTAGTTCTACAAAGCAAATGTATGGTATATAGTTGTAAATACCTAACTTCTAACTATCTTTTTTATTATACTCATTCCAGTTAAAAATCATAGCTGATCTCATACGTTCCCATGAAACACCTACATCTAACCCTTGTAGTATATGTTTACAATAATAATGTTCAGCTACACCTAAGCGATGTTCAAGTGTTAACATTGTTATCTGCTATTTGTTTCTCTCTTTATTTCTCCGCTTCTTGCTTTCGTTCTTATATTCCTCCATAGCGGCTAGGATTTGATTTTTGAATGTTTCCTCTTTTGATAGCATAGAAAGCGCAAGGCCACAATGCTTGTTTAGAATTTCTTCTTTTGTCATCTTCTTTAGGTATTAATTGTTAGCTGTTTTTCGTTAAATATCATAAGCCACCCCTCAGAGCCTTTCATCGTAGATTCTACCACATAGCGTTGCTCTCCTTTTTTATTCTTAAAGGCTGACACTATATCCCCGCTAAATGAATACCCTGTTATCTTTTTTACTCGGTCTCCTTCTTTCATTGTTTCTTATCTATTGAATCATTAGTACTTTTCCTCTCTCTCAATATTAATGAGGCGCATATCGGCCTTATGATAGTTCTTATCGGTGATTCTATGGATTCTTTTGATTGTTAGCATTTCTTTAGCCATAGATATGTTTTGCGTAAGTGGTTGGTAGGTGTAGCCCTCTTTACAAGCACCACAATATTCAGGTGTTGCATCTTCTAGTTCGGGATGGTCTTCGAATATACCATCTAAGCAATGTGGGCATTTGGTTCTAATACAAGGCTCGTTGTTGTGTAGCACTATCATTGTTTCTTCTCTATTAAATTAGTTCATCCATTTGATTCTTATAAAGAATAGGGTTACGGACAGGCTTAACATTACGCTTGTGGCTATTAGGTGTCCCCATAACGTCCAGTTTTCTCCATGATCTACAAACTGTAGCATTATTGAGAAGCCAAAGAATTGAACTGCCATTGCTGTAACTAAGAATTTATAAAGGTCTTTCATGTTTTAGTTATCTGGTTATTGGTGTAGGTGTAACTCTTTAGTAAATCCTGTGCTTGTT